GCCGACGCCTACGAGCTGATCGTCAACAACCCGCCGGTGCTGCAGATCATCACCGGCACCGCCGGCGACGAGTTGCCGCCGCCGGTCATCACGCCCGAGCCGCCGCGGCTGCAGGCGACCGCGGCGCCGTGGAACTACACCAAGCCGGATGGCGGCATCCCCGCACCCGGCGAGATCGTGCATGGCAATCTGACGTTGTCGCAGATATCGGTGAACTGCATCGACGCCGCCGAACTCGACCAGACCGCCACGCTCGAGCTGGTCAAGCCCGGCGATTTCATTGCGATCGACGAGGTGCTGTGGACGGTCAACGCTGCGGCCTACCACAGTCTCGTCGAGGGCGATCGCTGGTTCGACTTCCTCATCACGCCAGCCGATCAGGCTGCCGTCGAGGGGCTGGTCGTCGTTTCCATCACCCCAGCAGCGGAGATCCCGGTCGAACCGCCGACGCCGCCGCCGCCGCTGCCGACCACCACCGCCGAGTGGCAATACTACAAGCCGGGCAGCGAGCCGCCATGGGAGCCGGCCAACGGCCAGATCGTGCATCCGAACCTGTCGGTCGACACATTGCGCATGTCGCGCGTCGACTATGCGGCGGTCGACCAGTCCGCGGTGCTGGACCTGATCATCCAGGGCGACAACATCGCGCTCGGGGCCACCACATGGACCGTTCAGATCGTCTCGCCGACGGTCGGCTGGATCGATTTCATCGTCTACCCGGCGGTGCAGGACGACACGCCTGACCAGGATGTCGTGCCCGTCACCGTGTCGCGGCCCGCGCCGGTGCGGCGATCGTGAGTCCGCGCGAGGAGCTGATCGGCAAGGCGCTGATCGTCTTCGTCATGCTGCTGGTGCTCCTGCTGTGGGCAGGGATGATTTGATCTGGATGGAGGCCGTCGTTGCGATATGACTTACCGCGGCCTGATCCGAAATCCGATCAGGAACCACCAACCCCACTGCCACCAACTGTGGACGTGCCGTTGCATTCGGTCGCTCTCCAACGCTTGATCGACGAGGTCCGCAACGACCAGGATGCGCCGCTCGCCGGCTATAACCGTGTTTACCACAGGCACAACCGATGACGGTCAAGGAGCACGACGCCGACTTCCTGACGCGCGCCGTCCGCCGCGCCGAGCGCGACAGGTGCGCCACCATCGTTCGCAACACCGCGGCGTTCTACCGCAACCTGGCCAGCAACGCCTCCTCCCGCGACAACCAGCGGGGCTATCGTGGCATCGCGATCGCCCTTGAAGACGTAGCCAACGAGATGGAGGATCAATGACCTCGGAAGAGATCGACGCGCTGCGCGAGCGCGTCGCAGAGAGCAATCCCGAGGCGCTGTTCGCCGACGGCTTCGAGGACGCCATCATCGGCGTCGCCGAACGCTGCGGCCAGCCGACGCTGGTCGTCTACGACTGCGACAAATGCATTCGGGTTCTGATGGAGCGCGACGGCATGGAGTGGGACGAGGCCGAGGAGTTCTTCCAGTTCAACACGCTGGGCGCGTGGGTCGGCGAGAACACGCCGCTGTTCATGTGGCCGCTGGAGAAGGAGACCGTTTACGATGTCGCCTGAACGCATGGGCACCTTCGTGGTCGCCGCGGTCGTGCTGTTGCTGGTCCTGCTATGGCTGATCTGGTGAGAGACGACGACGTCCTGCACGCCCGCGTCGTGCTCAACGACGCCGCCCTGATGACGGGTCCCGGTCGCATCCTGATCGCCGACTGGTTGCGCGGCCAGGCCGACAAGCTGGTCGCCGACGGTCACAACTACGCGGGGCGCTACAGCGCCACCTACAGAACGCCGACATTTACAGCGCCGCCAAAAAAGACGACATAGAGCACAAGCGCGCCTGGCCTTGCCCGGAAGTTCGGACAACGCGCTTTGGAAGATCACATCCTCGACCTCGACAAGCGACTGTGGGCGGTGACACGCTACGGCCTTGTCGCTGCAGGGACCTGGGTCAAGATCGATGGGCGCTGGCGGCCGTGCATGGCCATCACGCGCGCCAGCGGTGCTCCACGCCCATGTGTCATCCCGCTCGAGGACGCATGGCGCTGGTCCGACACCATCGGCTCGCCGGCCGAACCCGCCGCCAAGATGCTGCTCAAGCTCGGCATCGACCCGTTTAATCCCAGTAATGTTTTCAAGCTGATCAACCTCGTCAACGATCGCATGGCCGACCTGATCGCCATGCCGCCGCGGCCACCGGACGCGGAAGAGCATGCTGAGCCTGTCGCGGATCTGACGCTGCGCGACGAATTCAACGGCACGACGGAGGTCTCGGTCTGATGGCACAGATGTTCGACCTGCGGGCGCGCGACGGATCGGTGAGGGCGAAGCGAGACAGGGAGAACGGCGGCTACGGCGATCCGATGCCGGCCAGCCAGAAGGCGACCACGGCGCTGGCCATGCCGGACCGCACCAACGCGGGCGGCGACAGCGCCAAGCTGGATTCGCCGGCGATGCAGGAGCTGCACAGCCAGATGCTGGCCTGCTACTCCAACGAGCTTGACCGGCAGGCCGAAAACCGCGCCGAGATGGCGGAAGACGATGATTTTTATGACAATATCCAGTGGTCCGAGGCGGATGCTGCGCAGCTGGAGGACCGCGGCCAGGTGCCGTTGGTCTACAACGTCATCTCGACGTCGATCGATTGGATAACAGGTTCACAAAAGCGATCGCGCACCGACTTCAAGGTGCTGCCGCGCAAGAAGCAGCACGCCAAGCCGGCCTCCCAGAAGACCGCGCTGATGAAGTATCTCAGCGACGTCAACCGCGAGCACTTCCACATCTCCCGCGCCTTCGAGGACGCCATCAAGGTCGGCATCGGCTGGATCGAGGACGGCTATGACGGCGACGGCGAGGACGAGCCGCTCTACACACGCTACGAAAGCTGGCGCAATGTCCTTCACGATACGGCCGCCACAAACCTCGACGTTGAAGACGGAAGGTACATCTTCCGCTCCAAATGGGTGGACCTCGACGTCGCTATCGCCCTGTTTCCCGACCGCGCGGAGATCCTCACATCATCTTCCAGCAGCGCCGACGACTTCCAGCAGCACGACGAGTACGGCGACGAGCCGATGGACAGTCAGGAGAACGCTCTCGACCAGGTCTACGGCACCGGCACCGCGCGCGACGTCACCGGCTTCCAGCGCATGCGCGTCAGGATCATCGAGGCCTGGTACAAGCGGCCGGTAACAGCGGGGAAATTGAAGGGCGGCGACTTTTCGGGCGAGCTGTTCGACCCGCAGTCGGCCGGCCACACCGATCAGGTCGAATCCGGTGACGCCGAGGTCGTCAAGAAGACCATCATGCGCATGCATGTCGGCCTATTCGTCGACGCCGGGATGCTGTGGTTCTCGCCCAGCCCCTACCGTCACAACCGCTTCCCGCTGACCCCGATCTGGGGCTACCGGCGCGGCAAGGACGGCGCTCCTTACGGGGTCATTCGCCGGCTCAAAGACATCCAGGTCGACGTGAACAAGCGCGCTTCCAAGGCGCTTCATATCCTCTCGACGTCGAAGATCATAATGGATTACGACGCCCTGCCTGACGACATGACCTTCGAGGAATTCCAGGAGGAAGTCAGTCGACCGGATGCCATTATTCGCAAGGTGCCGGGCAAGGAGATCATTCTCAACGCTGATCGTGACCTTGCCCAATGGCACCTCGAACTGATGTCGCGCGACATCGCCATGATCCAGCAGGCCAGCGGCGTCACCGACGAGCTGCTGGGTCGCAAGACCAATGCCACGTCGGGCGTGGCGATACAACGCCGGCAGGATCAGGGCAGCCTGGCCACCGCCAAATTGTTCGACAATTTGTTGTTCGCGCAGCAGGTCCACGGCGAGAAGCAGCTCGCCAACATCGAGCAGTTCATGGACGAGCCGAAGCAGTTCCGCATCACCTCGATGCGTGGCAAGTCCGACTATGTCGAGGTCAACGACGGCCTGCCCGAGAACGACATCACCCGCAACAAGGCGGACTTCGTCATCTCGGAGGCCGCCTGGCACGCCACCATCCGGCAGGCCGCGGCCGACGAGCTGATGGAGGCGATGACCCGGTTGCCGCCGGAGATCTCGATCCTGCTGCTCGACCTGGCCGTCGAGAACATGGACCTGCCGAACCGCGAGGAGATCGTAAAGCGCATCCGCGGCGTCACCGGACAGTTCGACCCCGACGAGAAGGAGAACCCCTCGCCGGAAGACCAGCAGCGCATGCAGGCGATGGCCAAGCAGCAAATGATGCAGCAGGCGATGGGCGAGGCGCAGCTGCAGAAGGCGATCGGCGACGCCAGAACGGCGCAGGCCAAGGCCGAGCAGACCACCGCGCTGGCGCAGGAGGCCCTCGCCAAGATCCCCGGCCACAATGTCGACGCACAGCAGAAGGCACTCGAC